AAATGCCTTTGTCGTTTTGACCGCCTAGTATTTCTTTATTTCCTGCACCGATACTAGTACCGTCAAAGAAGTACATTTGGTCTACACCGCCTGTTTCCCACCAAAGACTTACTTGGTTTGTACTGCCGCCGTGGTTGGCAATAAAAATATACACAATGTGTATCGTATAGCCTGTTGGTATAGTAAACAGCGTCTGTTCAGTAGCGTCTGTTAACGTAATGTGTTTTGTATGAAGCATCAGGAGTACGTCCACATAACTGGTGTTGTGCCACGGGTGTCAACGTGAACAAAGTCAGAAGCAACACCTATACCTGTAAAACCAAGCTCTAGAGCAGCATGGACAACTTTAAGGCGATCAGCGGCATTTGTTATTTTTATGTCTGCCGCGATCCCTTGGGCATGAGTACCAGGAACATCTTTTTTATTTTCTATTGGATGTAGTGTCGGGTGTCTATATCCACTAGTGATGACAAAAGGAAATCCACAGTACGCCCTTAACTTGTCTAGTTTTTTTAAAAAGTCCATTTCCATGTTGTTAGTACCAGAAACCTGACAATCGAACTCTTCTCTTGTGAAGTAATTAAGAGCCATCTTCTACTACTTCTCCTTCGATGATTTCAGAAGTGCCCATGTCAACAGCACCAACACCAGAAATATTAATTTGTATAGCATTACGACCAGCATCTTTAACCACGTCTTTTTCAAAAGCACCTACTGGTAGTATACGGTCCATCACAAGTTTCCAAGCAGCAGCTTGATTTTTATGGTCGTGGTCCAAAGCAGCATCAAAAATAGTCTCTAGTACTTTACGTGACTTCGGAGAAGCCAACATACGTGCTTTGTACTCATTAATTATCGCTGCGTCACCCTTTGGTCGGCCAACTTGACCCTTATTTCCGGGCTTTACAGCGGCTACTTCTGACTTACGGGGTCTGCCACGACCTCTTTTTTTAATTTCTTCGGCCATAACACAAATTGTCCCTAATTACAACTATAGTATAACACAAGTTTACATAAAAGTCAAGCTATTTTTGCAGCAATAACTAAAGTAGTAATAACATGAGTTAAAACAACAGGTTACACGACGTTATTTTTACTGTATTTTTTCTAATTTTGGTCTTTTTTGTGTAACAGTGGCTACTACTATAGCAAACACGTGTCAACCCCCTCCCCCGGTGCAAAACTTTGGCATGATTCTTGCGTTACAACCTGAGTTGCAGCCTGAGTTACAACCTAAGTTGGCATGATTCTTGCACAGGCCAACACGAGCACAACTTGGCGTGGTGTTTGCATGGGTTGACAAGTGTGTGAGCCTGTGTTGGTCCCTTTGGAGCTACCTTTATATCACGCGTGTGCGCGACTAAACGATTCACCTGGTGTTGTCAATAGTCCAAACATGTGAAATATTTACAGTTGACAAGGGTCATCAAATGCGGCCTAATGAAGTCAACAGCAACCAGGACGGAGCAACACAAGATGAACGTAAATAAACTAGAGAGCTTAATCACTGAATCAGTAAACGAAAACGCAGCTAACGCTTGTTCAGCGCTTTGGGGAGTTAATATTGATGAGGTGTTTGATTATATCAATGTAGACGGAAGCGAAGAACAAAAGATGTTTAAAATGATTCGCACCGACTTGATTAAAAACTTTGACGTTGATATGTTTGTTCAACGTTTAGAAGCTAACAAGTAAACAACAGGAGCAACAACCAATGAAACTCAAGCAACTAGGTAGCAACAAAACACAGGTAACCTTTGATCTACACACTGGCAAGATGGACGTCTTGTTCAGCTATGAAACACCAGTGGCAGCATGGTTACCAAACAGAGGCTACATACGCACAAACCAGAAGTTCAGCGTTACTACAACCAAACATATTAACCAATGGCTAAACGGTGCTGACGCTCAGGAAGTGCCTCAGTCACAACTAGAGGAGCTTGTGTCGTGATTGAACAATGGCAACCTTGGTGGGACGTTGTGATTCTTTTGGTGGGCTTTGGTATCACGTCAATGGTACTTAAGGCATACGAGATGCGAACTAAGAAACCTAAAGGAGCAACCAAGAAATGAAGGTTTTAGACTTATTTGCAGGCATAGGCGGCTTTACTCTAGGTTTAGAGAGAGCAGGATTTGAAACAGTGGCTTTCTGTGAGATTGACCCTTTTGCACAGAAGGTCTTAAACAAAAATTGGCCAAAGGTACCTATTTATGACGACGTTAAAGAAATCACAGCAGCACGACTCAAAGCAGATGGAATTGGAGTTGACATCATTACAGGAGGATTTCCCTGTCAAGACATCAGCGTCGCAGGGAAACAAGAAGGGCTTAAAGGAGAACGATCAGGGCTCTGGTCTGAATGCGCTCGTTTGCTTGGGGACATTCGACCAAGATACGCCATATTTGAGAACGTCAGAAACTTACTCAACGGCAACAATGGGGACTGGTTCCGACAAGTTCTCTGGGAAATTTCCACCATCGGGTATGATGTTGAGTGGCACTGTATACCAGCTTCCGCGCTTGGTGCCCACCACAAAAGAGACAGGGTCTGGATTGTGGCCTACCGCAACAGCGATGACAGGAGGGGAAGGAGTAGCGCCGAGTCATATCAACGGAAAACACGGTTGGAATCTAGGAGCAGCAGTACAAGACAGCATATCGGAAAAACCTCACAGACGTTGGCCAACTCCAGCAGCGAGAGACTACAAAGGAGCACGGAAGCCAGAGACAATGGCGAAGACTGGACGCAACCCAGACACCAATTCATTACCGGATGCAGTAGAGTTCCGTGGTCAGAGTGGGAGACTGAACCCAACGTGGGTAGAGTGGCTAATGGGGTTCCCGACAGGACACACCGACTTAAATGCTTAGGTAACGCAGTAGTACCACCAATACCTGAAATGATAGGAAGAGCAATTATGCAGCGGGAGGCTAACTTATGAAAAAGCGTAGCCACGTTAGTGATTACTTTATGACCCAGGCAGAAGTTGCAAAGGTTTTAAACCTAAGCAGGGCAGAAGTACAACAAATTGAATACAGAGCATTGACAAAGCTTAAAAGATCAGGTAAGCTAAGGAAGTTCTTAGGCGCTAAGGAAGAAAGGAGAGAGACAACATGGGCAGAGATTTAGTGGACATCTGGCAGGACGACTATGACGATAGGGTGGAAGGTAGAGGAATCTACAGGGAATACGTAGAACCAGACGTCGAACCAGATTACGACGCTATGGAAAACACTATGGCCGATCTGGTGTTAACTGCTGATGAACTTAATCACCAACACCAGGTGCAACTTAAGCGTATGCAGGAACTAGCAGACGCAATCAACCACTGGAGATACTTAACAAGAGGCAACAAGAGATGAACCCGGAACAACAACTGCCAGCACATCCGCTGGATTACTTTAGCGAAGCGGAAGCCGACTACATGATGGCTATGATTGAGGACTATGAGGTTGAAATGTTCAGACTAAAAGTTAAACAGGACTTGCAGCGCATGAACAAACAAGACCTGGAGCGTAACATGGCTGACATTTACGGAGAAAACTGGGAAAACGTATGAGATGTAAAGCCTGCAACAGAATTTTAGAAGATAAAGAACTAACTAAAAAAGACAACAAAGGAGAATTTATCGACTTATGCAACATTTGTTTAGCTGCTTCTGTGAAGGCTGGATCTATTGAAGATGAATTATTTGTTACAGATGCTGATGGGGTCTTGACAGATGATGATTTTTGTGATACCCTCTACTAAAGTATACTAATGTAGTTTACTACTGTTGTTTATTTCTATTGTTTTAAATACTATAGAATAATAACAGTAGTAGTAAACAACAGAAGTAAACCTATGGAGAAACTAAAGTATGTCTATAGATGAAAAGACCATCTATGAAGTGACAGGTGGTGACTACAGTGTTTACTGTTTAGGCTACACCGAAGCTCGTCAAAAGGCTAAGGAGGCAATGGAGCTTGACCCTTGGGGTGGAATACCCTTTGTGCTAAAGAAACCCTTAGAGCTAAGTTTAGACACTTCTGGACGTGTAGTGTTAACCAAGGCGACGCTGGAAGAAATCCTGGCGTTAGCTAGTGACGATCTTCCAACAGGAGAAATGTAAAATGACGTACCAACAGTTAGCAGAAACTTTGCTACGCATGCCTGAGTGTTATTTGAAACAACAGGTGTGCTTTAGTGAAGGAGAAGAAGACCTACAAGTTATCAACGCAGTTAGAGTTACTTACTTTACTTACCGTGTTAATGACGACAGTATGCCTAAAGAGGGCCACTTTGTGTTGGCCTTTGATTAAAAGTGTGCTATACTATAGGTGTATCAAAACGATACAAACAAAAGACGTTAAACGGAGACTATTCCAATGGCAGTAATTGAAGGTATTTGTAACTTTAGCCACATCACTAAACACGATGTGTACAATGGACAAGACACGGGTAAGTTTTCTATGACTATCACCCTGTCTGAAAACGACGCTGCAGAACTTGCAGCACAAGGTGTCAAGGTAAGGGACTACCAAGGCTCAAAGCAACGGAAGTTCCAAACGCAGTACGACATTAAAGCGTTTGACGCCGAAGGCACTCCCTACAACGGAGAAGTACCTTATAACTCTAAGGTGCGCCTGAAGTACAAGTTAGGTAATCCACACCCAGTACACGGAACGTCAACGTACCTTGAAGCAGTAAAGGTACTTGAGGAAGCAGAGATTTTAGAGTCAACAGCTTCCGACTTCTAAAGTGGCTAAGTTCCTACGACACGAAGGGTGTCCGAAGTGCAATTCTTCGGATGCCCTTGCTATTTACGACGACGGCTCTACGCATTGCTTTAGTGCTGTCTGTGATTACCACACGAATGGGACAAATGACATGTCGGAAGTTATCCCCATAGCTAAAGCCAAGCCTTTGCAGATGTTTGGCACAGTAGCAGAAATACCCAATAGACGAATTTCAAAAGAAACCTGTATGCGCTTTGGCGTTACCGTTGAGTACGGGTCTACAGGTGAAATAGAGAAGCACTACTACCCTTATTACGACGTGAACACGGGTGAAGTGTGTGCCGCTAAAATTAGGGAAGTAAAAACTAAAAACTTCTTTAGCAACGGCGACCAAAGGAACGCTGGTTTCTTCGGGCAACAGCAATGCACCACTAGTAAATTCATAACGATCACGGAAGGTGAGCTTGACGCCCTCGCTGTGTACGAGATGTTTAACAAACAGTACGACGTGGTGTCGCTTCGGTCAGGCGCAAGTAACGCCACAAAGGAAATTAAGCAACAGTTGGAGTGGCTCGAAGGCTACGAAACGATTGTTCTTTGTTTTGACAATGACAAAGCTGGTGACGCCGCTTTGGAACAAGTCAAAGACCTCTTTAGCCCGAACAAACTAAAAATAGTAAAGTTACCTCTTAAAGACGCCAGCGACATGCTTATGGCTAACCGGGTAAAAGACTTTACGCAAGCCTGGTGGAATGCCAGAGTTTACCGACCGGACGGCATCGTCGCAGGTACGGACACGTGGGACACGCTTGTAAAGAAGCGGCAGGTAAAGTCCATACCGTATCCGTGGGAAGGTCTGAATAACTTAACCAAGGGACATAGACCTTATGAGCTTGTCACAATCACCAGCGGTAGTGGAATGGGCAAATCTCAGTTCATACGTGAGATCGAATACGATTTATTACAAAGATGTGACGGAAATATTGGCGTGCTCGCTCTTGAAGAAGATCTGGCCCGTACATCGCTTGGTATCATGTCGGTGGCGGCAAACCGACCGTTACACCTGGAAGAGGACACTCCTGTTGACGAGCTTAAACCCTTCTGGGAAAGCACATTGGGAACAGGTCGTTACTACTTATTCGACCATTGGGGGTCAACTTCAACAGACAACTTGCTCGCCCGTGTCCGTTACATGTCTAAAGCCCTTGATTGTCGGTACGTCATACTGGACCACTTGTCCATCGTCGTTAGTAGCCAAGAGTCTGGAGACGAACGAAAAGCCATTGACGAAATAATGACAAAGCTGCGAACACTCGTAGCGGAAACAGGCATCAGCTTATTCCTCGTGTCACATTTACGCAGGTCACAAGGTAAAGCCCA